TGAATCTGTTGAAATCATCACAGAGAACTTAGACAAATACAGCGATAAGATTAAGAAGCTTATTCGTGAAGAATTTGATAACGTTACTCGTCTATTAAACTTTGACGCTAATGGTCATGACATTTTCCGTAAGTGGTATGTTGATGGTCGCCTATTCTATCACATCATTATTGATGAGAAGAATCCAAAGAATGGTATCTTGGAATTACGTCCAATTGACCCATTAAAGATTCGTAAAGTTCGTCAAGTTGTTCAAGATAAAGACCCTAAGACTGGCATGGCCATGATCAAGGGTTACAATGAGTTCTATATCTACCAAGATACAATTCAAGGTAAGTCAAACACTGGCTTAAAGATCTCTAAAGACTCAATCATTTATGTTACATCTGGTTTATTAGATCAAACATCTAAGAAGGTATTGTCTTATTTGTATAAGGCAATCAAACCAGTTAACCAATTGCGTATGATGGAAGACTCATTGGTCATCTATCGTATGGCACGTGCGCCTGAACGTCGTATTTTCTATATTGACGTTGGTAACTTACCTAAGGGTAAAGCTGAATCGTATCTACGCGATATCATGGCACGTTACAAGAACAAAATCGTTTATGACGCCAATACTGGTGAAATGAAAGATGACCGTAAGCATATGTCTATGTTGGAAGACTTCTGGTTACCACGCCGTGAAGGCGGTAAAGGTACAGAGATTACTACATTGCCAGGCGGTGAAAACCTAGGTCAAATTGAAGACATCATCTACTTCCAAAAGAAGTTGTATAAGTCATTGAACGTTCCAGTTTCACGTTTAGAAGAGAACCAATCATTCGTATTAGGTCGCTCAACTGAAATCTCTCGTGATGAAATCAAGTTCACTAAGTTCATCGGTCGTATCCGTAAGCGCTTTGCTGATGTGTTCATGCAAGCTCTTAAGACTCAGTTGATTCTAAAGGGTATCATTACAGAAGATGACTGGACTGAGATTAAAGAAGGTCTTATCATCGACTTCATGCAGGATAACTACTTCTCTGAATTAAAAGAATCAGAAATCCTACGTGAACGCATGAACACTCTGCAATTAGTAGATCCATACGTTGGTAAATACTATTCTCAATCTTGGGTTCGTAAGAACATTCTTCAACAAACTGAAGAAGAGATTGAAGAAATTGATAAAGAGATTGAAGGTGAAGGTGATCAGAACCAAGACTTCATGCAAGGTATCAATGACCAAAGTGGAGCTCCAGTTAATCTAAACGATTTAGAAGCTAACGATCCAGATCCAACTATCACTGGCCAAAAAGACGAAACTAAGGCGGTTGTTAAAGACAAGCCGCTGAAGAATTGATTTGTATAAATATATTGAAAGGTTATTATGAGTGATTATGCTAATGCACTTTTAAGTGCTATTGAAACTGGTGAAAAAGAAACTATGGATGCTGCATTCAATACAGCTCTTAATGCAAAGATTGCCGATGCATTAGAAGCTAAAAAGATTGAAGTAGCCCAAAGCATCTATGGCAAGAATCCAGACACTGTCATTGGTGATGAAGTTGAATTAGAAACTGAAACATCAGAAGACAATGGGACTGAAGAAGTTTAAAAACGTAAGACTATCACTCGCTGAAACCTTGGCAACTTGGAACGTAAGTGATAGCACAAATAAGATCGAGATCGTAAAGATCAACGATCATTTTGTAGTCTATATGAATGATACCCTATTGGAAACATTCAGGACTATGGATGCTGCTCAAGAAGCCGCAATAGATGCAGCCGATTCATTAGGAAATGAAAACGAATGAAGTTAATTACAGAACAATTAGATTCCGATATTCAGTACGTTACTGAAGCAAAACAAAACGGAACAAAAGATGTCTTCATTGAAGGTATCTTTATGATGGCTGATTCTAAGAACCGCAATGGTCGCATCTATGAATCAAACGTATTACATCCTGCTGTCGAAAAATATATCGAAGAGCAGGTAAAAACAGGTCGTGCCGTTGGTGAGTTGAACCACCCTGATGGTCCAACAATCAACCTCGACAAAGTTTCTCACTTAATCACATCACTTCGTATCGAAGGTTCAAATGTGATTGGTAAGGCAAAAATCCTAGACACTCCTATGGGTCAAATCGTAAAAGGTTTGCTCGAAGGTGGTGTAAAATTAGGAGTATCATCTCGTGGTATGGGTAGTCTTGAGACGCGCAATGGAGTCAATTATGTAAAGAATGACTTTCATCTCGCGACTGTAGACATCGTCCAGGACCCATCAGCACCAGCCGCTTTCGTAAACGGAATTATGGAAGGTGTTGAATGGATCTATGAGAACGGTGTTTTAAAACCTCAAGAAATTGAACAGATTGAGACTGAAATAAAGAGAACTCCAAAGGCTCAGCTTGCTGAAGCTCAAGTACGCGTTTTCCAACATTTCCTCTCTAAACTTTAACACAAAGGAGTGATTTGAATGTCACAAAAAGATCTAAAAGATCAAGACAATTTAGAAGCACAGCTCCAAAATGATGTGGAACTTGACGACAAGGTTGAAGTTTCAGAGGACGTTGTAGACGAAGCAACTCTCGCTGCTAAAGGCGATGCTAAGTCTGCTAACTTTGGTCAGGGCGCTGACTTTGAAGATGACAAGAAGAAAAATCTTGCTACAACTTCAAAGCAACCAGTTCCTAAGACTAAGTCCGGCATCATCAGCGCTGCTGTTGACAAACTGTCTGGAATGAAAAAGGAAGACCTTCAAGTTGTATTCTCTAAACTCTTCAATGAAGAGTCTGAAGAAGTAGCTCAAATTGTTGAAGAAGATGAAGTATCTGTTGTTAGCGAAGAACAAGTTCAAGAAGACCTAAAAGCTCTTGTTGAGTCCGACGCGAATCTCTCTGAAGAATTCAAAGAGAAGGCAACTGTACTATTCAATTCAGCATTGACAGCACGTCTATCAGAAGAAGTACAAAAGCTTGAAGAAAAGAAAATCTCTGAATTAGCAGAGGAAGTAGAATCTATCCGTTCAGAATTAGTTGAGAAAATCGATGGTTATCTTAACTACGTTGTTGAACAATGGATGGAAGAGAATGAGTTAGCAGTTGAAACTGGCCTACGTGCTGAGATCGCTGAGAGCTTCATGACTCAACTTCAACAAGTGTTCGTTGAGCACTACATTGAAGTTCCAGAAGGTAAAGCCGATTTGATCGACGATTTAGCTGAACAAGTTCAAGAACTTGAAGGTAAGCTACAAGAGTCTACAGAGAAATCTGTTAAGTTAGCTGAAGAGCTTGAAACTCTTCAACGTGCTGAAATCATCGCTGAAGCTTCTACTGGCCTAGCTGCTACTGAAGTTGAAAAACTTGAGTCTCTAGTTGAAGGTGTTGACTATGACGACGCTGAATCTTTCGCTAAGAAAGTTCAAATCGTTAAGGAAGCCCACTTCAAGAAAGCAACTGTTGGTTCTATTCAGGAAGAAATTACTGAAGATTCATCAGAGCAAACTACCACATCCCCACGCATGGCAGCTTATGTTAGCGCCATCTCTCGTACTCTCAAATAAAAGGAAAACATAAAATGTTTTTATCAGAACAAGCACAACAAAAATGGTCTGAAGTTCTAGACCACGCAGATCTTCCAAAGATCAATGACCCATACAAGCGCGCTGTTACAGCTGTTATCTTGGAAAACCAAGAGAAGGCAATGGCAGAAGAACGTGCTCAACAAGGTTTCATGACTGAAGCTGCAGCAACTAACAGCGTCTCTGGCGGTGGTGTTGCTAACTTCGACCCAATCTTGATCTCTTTGGTTCGTCGTTCAATGCCTAACCTAATGGCTTACGATGTTGCTGGTGTTCAGCCTATGTCTGGCCCAACAGGCTTGATCTTCGCTATGAAGTCACGTTACACATCACAACAAGGTGCTGAAGCTCTTTACCAAGAAGCTGATACATCTTTCTCTAGCTCTTCTTTCAACGGTACTACTGGTACTCCAAAGAATGGCGCACACGGTGGTTCATCTGACTCATTGCCAGGTACAGACGCTACAGTTAACGCTGGTGGTGCTGGTACAGCTGGTACTACAGGTGCTGACGGTGTTGCAGATCCATTCGGTGTTGGCCGTGGTATGACAACAGCAGAAGGTGAAGCACTCGGTGATTCAGCTTCTAACAGCTTCGCACAAATGGCGTTCTCAATCGAAAAAGCAACAGTGACTGCAAAGACACGTGCTTTGAAGGCTGAGTACACTATGGAACTTGCACAAGACTTGAAAGCAGTTCATGGTCTTGACGCTGAGACAGAATTGTCTAACATCCTTTCAGCAGAAATCTTGGCTGAAATTAACCGCGAAGTTATTCGTACTATCAACGTTAAAGCTAAGTTAGGTGCTCAAACAGCTAACTGCACATCAGCTGGTACATTCAACTTGTACACTGACGCTGACGGCCGTTGGTCAGTTGAACGCTTCAAGGGTCTATTGGTTCAATTAGATCGCGAAGCTAACCAAATCGCTAAAGATACACGTCGTGGTAAGGGTAACTTCATCATCTGTTCATCAGATGTTGCAACTGCTTTGGCTGCTTCTGGTATGTTGGTATACAACCCAGCAATGGCAACTAGCTTGCAAGTTGATGACACTGGCAATACATTTGCTGGTACATTGAACGGCAAGATCAAGGTTTACATCGATCCATATGCAACTACAGACTACATCACTGTTGGTTACCGTGGTACTAACCCATACGACGCTGGTTTGTTCTATGCTCCATACGTTCCATTGACAATGGTTCGTGCTGTGGACCAAGGTACATTCCAACCTAAGATCGGTTTCAAGACACGTTACGGCATGATCTCTAACCCATTCTCTAACCCAGGTCAAGCACCAGTTAGCGATGTTGGTTTGAACCGTAGCAACGTCTACTTCCGTATCTTCAAGGTTACTGGCCTTTTAGATAACGCTTAAAAAGCGTATTGAAAAC